GGAGCTATTCTTCTGTTGCAGAACTGGCTGATGATGGATGGGCAAGCACTGATGCAGTCTACAAGATTGCAAATGCCATCTTCTCCCAGAATCCCTCTGTGAGCAGGGTGATTGTGGGCAGGGCAGACTCTGGTGATGCAACTGTTGCTGCAAGCCTCTCTGCAATCCAGAACGAGAACAATGACTGGTATGGCATTGTGGTTGACCAGGCCATGGTCTCTGACTTTGATGACATTGCTGCCTGGGTTGAGCCTGCAAAGAAGTTGGCCATTTTCTGGATTACAGATGCCAATGCACCTGATTCCACGAAGATAACGGACCTTGCAAGTGTCCTCAAGGCAGCGAGCTATGACCGCTCTGCAGTCATTTACCATGTCACCCCCTCCACTGGTGCTGACTACCCTGATGCAGCCTGGATGGGTGAGGGATTCCCCTATGCACCTGGCAGCAGCACCTGGGCCTACAAGACCCTGAAGGGTGTCACTGCTGACAAACTCACTGGAACCCAGGAGAGTGCACTCAAGGCCAAGAACTGCAACTACTACATGGTTGTGGGTGGTGTTGCCATCACCCAGGAGGGCAAGGTTGCCTCTGGTGAATGGATTGACATCATCATTGGCACTGACTGGATTGAGGCCAGGCTCAGGGAGACTGTCTACTCTGCCCTGGTCAACAACAGGAAACTCCCCTATGATGACACTGGCATTGCAGTGATTGAAGGCCTTGTCAAGGGAGTCCTCAATGATGCTGCTGCAGCAGGAATCCTGCAGGCTGACAGCATCCAGGTCACTGTCCCCAGGTATGCAGACATCCCCCAGGCAGACAAGGTCTCAAGGCACCTGCCTGATGTGAAATTCACCGCACTCTACCAGGGTGCAATCCAGCGTGTCACCATAAATGGCACCATCTCTGTCTAAAAGGAGGACCTATCATGGCAGATTTAGCAGTAAAGACATTTGACCCCAAGATGGTGGTCATCACCTTCGGTGTCATCCCCATCTCTGGCTATGCAGAGGGCACCTTCGTATCTGTGAACAGGTCTGGTGATGCCTTTGGCAAGTCCAAGGGTGCTGGTGGTGATGTTGAGAGAATCAACAGGAACCAGGGAGACTTTGAAGTCACTGTCACCCTCCAGCAGACTGCAGCAGTCAATGCAGAACTCTCTGCAGCCCTTGCTGCTGACCAGGTGACCAATGCTGGGGTGTTCCCCTTGACCATCAAGGACCTGCTGGGCAAGACCCTGTTCTTTGCTCCCCAGGCCTGGATTCGCAAGGACCCAGAATGGGAGGATGGGGATGACCTCAACTCCAGGGCATGGGTCTTTGACACTGGCATTGGTGCCAACCTCGTAGGAGGTAACTAAAGATGCTCTCCCCGATTACTAAAGAAATTAGTGGATTCTCTGTCCACTTCAGGCCCCTTCCAGCCACAAGGGCATTCACACTCGCGAAGAATGTGGGTGCCATTGTGCTGCCTGTGCTGAAGGCCATCAACCTTGCAGACTTGAAGGCAGAGGTTGACCTCTCCTCCCTGATTGACAGTGTGGTGGGTGTCCTCTCCAGTCTGCCTGATGCCCAGGCTGTGCAGTTGATTGTGGATTCCCTCCAGGGCTCCACCATCACTGCACCTGGACAGGCCCCTGTGGAGGTATCTGACAGGGCTGCAGTTGATGCTGTGTTCCAGGGTGAACTTGAGGCCATGTACATGATTGTGCTGGAGTCCTGGAAGTACAACAAACTTGCCCCTTTCAAGTTGGCGGCTTCCTTTGGTCTGACAATGACTCCAACAGGTACCTCAGAAGAAGCCGCAAGCACAGGGATGAAGTCTGGGACAAGATTGGCCATGTCGGGAGTCTCTCCCCAGAAGTAGAGGACAGGTGGCCCATACTCAGGATAGTCCTGGATGTGGGCATCCCCCTCACAGAGGTGGAGATGTGGGACCTGGATGACATCAGGCATGTCAATGCAGTCCTGGACATGAGAAGGGACTGTGAGGCTGCTGCAGATGCCTACCAGGCAATGTTGATGAAGAAGCAGACTGAAGAGGCAAGGAGAGGCAATGGTCATTGAGGAACTGTACACCAGGCTTGGCTTCCAGGTTGACCCCAGGGGGCTTGACAAGGGCAGGCAGATGCTCACCTCCTTCAAGAACTGGGTGGGTGGCCTTGCTGCAGGTGCTGGATTCACACTGCTTGCAAAGACAGGCATTGAGGCTGCCATGTCCATGGAGACCCTCACTGCCCAGTTCAATGTGATGGCAGGCTCTGCTGACAGGGCTGCCACACTCATCAAGGACATCTCAGAATTTGCTGCCAGGACACCCTTCTCAAAGATGGGCCTGGCAGATGCTGGCAAGACCCTCATGGCCTTTGGCATGCAGGCCGAGAAGGTTGTGCCCACCCTGCAGATGCTGGGTGATGTTGCTGGTGCAGACCAGAACAAGTTGAAGGGCCTTGCACTTGTCTTTGGGCAGATTCAGTCCACAGGCAGGCTGATGGGCCAGGACCTCCTGCAGCTAATCAACCAGGGATTCAACCCACTCACTGTCCTCAGCCAGAAGACAGGCATGTCCATGGCAGACCTGAAGAAGGCCATGGAGCAGGGTGCCATCTCTGCAGACATGGTGACACTGGCCTTCCAGGCTGCCACATCAGAGGGTGGCCTGTTCTTTGGTAACCTGAAGGCACAGAGTGAGACACTGCAGGGAAGAATCTCAACCTTGAAGGACAACTTTGTCACAGCCCTGCAGAACATGGCAGAGGCATTCCTCCCCATGATGAAGGCAGGGGTGGACATGCTCATTGCATTTGACTGGGCACCAATTGTGTCCTCTGTGCAGTCCTTTGCACAGGCACTTGGCTCCATACCCTTTGACACTGTTGCAGCCTGGGTGAGGAGGCTCTCCCTGCTTGTGGTTGCATTTGCCACAAGGGACTTGCAGGCAACCCTCATCAATGTGCTTGGCAGGACCATGGATGCAGGCATTGCCGCATTCAAGGGGATGTCCCTCTCCTTCACAAGTTTCAGGAATATTGCTGTGGCAGGTGCCAAGAGCATAGGCCTGGCCATGAAGACAGCACTGGGCCCCATAGGCCTTGCCCTGATGGCAGTGGAGGGTTTTGTGGAGGCCTACAACTGGCTGCAGGACAGGCAGAGGACCAAGGCAACTGAGGCCCAGAAGGAGAATGCCAGGAAGTACATGGAGCAGGGGATGAGGTCTGGCAAGACCAGGGAGCAGGTTGTTGATGAGGTTGTTGGGCAGCAGGAGGAGAGGAAGGTCAGGGTCAAGTTGCTCCAGGAGGCTTCCAAGCAGGGAGGGGAGGAAGGCAGGAGGGCCAGCCAGGAACTTGCAAAACTGCAGGCAGACATCAGGCAGCATGAGTCCTTTGCCTATGCCATGAGGGAGGCCTACAGGGAGATGACTGGCACAGAGTGGCAGGTCAGGACAGGGTCTGTGAGGACACCCTCCATGACTGGTGACACTGAAGGCCTCCAGAAGCAGTTTGATGCACTTGAGAAGGCAATCAGGGAATCCACAGAGAGCACAAAGAAGCAGACAAAGGCCACAAAGGAGAACACAAGGGCCCAGGAGAAGTTCAACATCTCCGACCTCTCCAGGCAGGCATTTGATGCAGCATTCAATGTGAAACTCAGGGAACTCACCATGGGGGCGATATGATTAGTGTAATTGGTGCAATTGCCCAGGCAATCACTGGGAGGATGGAACTCCCCCAGCACACCTGCCTGTTCTACAGGAAGGATGGCTACTCTGTGGGGGCTGTTGAACTGGACATCATCCTTGATGAGAACCACTCCAAGGATGCCCAGGTCACAGAGAACCCCCTGCAGGATGGCAGGGCCATATCTGATGGAATCTACCTGGAACTCAGGGAGGGCACCCTCACTGGGCTTGTCTCCAACCATTCCCTGAAGCATGCCACCCCACCTGATGTGCAGAATGCAGATTCCCTCCTTGACCAGGCCAAGGGCTACACCCTGGAGAACAGGGCAAGGCAGGCCTGGGAGGACCTGAAGGCAGTGATGGATGCCAAGCAGACTGTGACCATTGTGACAGCCCTGGAAGTCTATGAGAATGTTGCCATCACACACATTGAGACCACAAGGGATGGTGACACCGGTGATGCCCTGGCCATCCAGATTGGGTTCAGGCAGGTCCAGACTGTGCAACTGAGGGAGGACAAGGTGTCAGCCCAGGTGCAGCCCAGTGACATGGAGAGCAGCATCAACAGGGCAGCAGCAGTGGGCACTGATGGTGGCCAGCAGGTAGGTGCCCAGCCCAGCCCACAGGACATGGAGCAGTTGGTTCAGGGGGTTCAGTAGTGCTTAGGATACCATTCAATCCATCAAGGTCTGCAGACCAGACATTCAGGGTCCTCATCCCAGAGAGGCTGGTGATGAGTCTCAGGATGGTGTGGAACAACAGGGCCTCTGGCTGGGATGTGACTGTCACATCTGATGCTGGCACAATTGGCATGCTCAGGCTGCAGCCCAGGTTCCCACTCCTGTATGAGCACAAGGCCCTGTCCCCCATTGAGGGGGACATCATGGCCCTCCCACTGTCAAGTGGCTCTGGGGCCCCACTTACAGAGTATGGTGCCCTGGGTGACTCCTGGGGTCTCTTCTGGCTGTCCCCAGAGGATGTCCAGGCATGGGAGAGGGCCAATGGTATGGGGTAGGTCCATGAGGCTTGAGGCCAGGAACAAGGAGGGCATCCAGGTGGATGTGGCCTCTTTGAGGATTGATGCCAGGTGTGTCAGGTCCAGGGTCTTTGATGACAATGAACTGGAGGCAACCATCCACAATGCCTCTGATGACACTGTGGCAAGGTTCCTGGCCAGGGGCACCAACATTGCCCTCTATGCTGGGTATGAGCAGGGTGCAGAGCCTGGCCTCATGTACCAGGGCAACATCATTGACTCCAGGACCTTCAGGAGTGGCACGGAGGTGCTCACTGTCATCAGGTCCATGGCACTGAGGAGCCTCACAAGGCCCTTCACCTGCACCCCTGTCTGCCTTGGCTTCAAGCCTGGGGCAGATGCATCCCAGGTGGTTGACTCCATCTGCTCCATCCTTGGGCTTGTGCCCATAGGCAAGGAGATGGCAGCCTCTGTGAAGTTCCCTGCAGGTTGGACATTTGTGGGGCCTGTGTCCCAGGCCATCAAGAGGCTTGCACAGGACATGAGGGCCAAGGGCCTTGGAATCTATGTGGACCTTGCAGAGATGGTGGTCTTCAGGTACTCACAGGACTCCACATACTCCATTGCCTACCTGTCACCGGACTCTGGCCTGCTGTCCCTCCAGGACACCACGGACTACATGTCTGCAGCCCATGCAGGGCTCCAGGACCTGGCCAGCAAGGTGGGGGAGAAGCCTGCCAAGAGGGGTGATGTGGTGCTGAAGCCCGATGATGTTGATGATGCCTATGCCCAACTGGACAGGATATTCACGAACATGAAGAAGACCTACTCTGCCAGGACCATAGTGGTGCCCAAGATGAGGCCCAACTCCCTGGTGCATGTGGCAGACCCTGGCAGGGGAGTGGATGGCCTTTTCGTTGTTGACAGGATGGAGGTTGCAGTGGGCAATGGCCCTGATTCATCCTTTGCAATGGACCTGAACCTAGTGGAGGCCTGACATGTCACTACCTTCTGCACTTGATGCTTACATGGCCTCGGCCCTATCCTCTGTGCACACCTCCCTGCCAGCCAGGGTTGTGAAGTATGACGAGAAGGCACACAGGGCCACTGTGCAGCCTGCTGTCAGGCTGCTCATGGATAACGGCATCCAGGTTGAACTGCCTGAACTGGTGGAGGTCCCAGTGGTCTTCCCCTCATCCAGGTTCTTTGACCTTGAGTTCCCACTGGACAAGGGGGATGGTGTCCTCCTGGTGTTCCAGGAGCAGGACATCTCCTCATGGAAGGAGGGCAACACCCAGGCAGTCCCTGCAACTGCATCCAGGTTCAGCCTTGATGCAGCAGTGGCCATTCCTGGCTGCATCCCCTCACCCTCTGAGGGCAAGGCAAGAATCACTGTGGACAAGGAGGGGACCATCACATGGACTGCCAAGAAGTTCATCTTTGATGGCCAGGTGGTGGCCACAGGGGACATCATAGCCAGGGGCGATGTGTTTGCAGGCCCTGCCCCTGTTGGCCCTGGTGTGTCCCTCACACAGCACATACACCCCACTGCAGTTGGCCCAACAAGCCCTGCAACACCAACCAACCCAATCCCACCAGAGGAGGTGTAGGATGGCCCTGAATCTTGCAAAGTTCAAGGAAGACCTCAAGGATGCCCTCCTTGAGGTTGCAGAGTTGAATGCCACTGACGGCACAACACTGGAGACAGCCATTGAGAGGCTGGCAAATGCTGTGGCCACAGAGGTGGACAAGTACATCCTGACAGCCACTGTGAAGACTATTGTGGATGTGGACACTGTGAACACCGCGGTCGAAGTCGTAAACGCCACGCCAATGGCTCCTGGACCGGTTACTGGAACGGGTACTGGCACAGGTTCAGGAACTGGGGAGGGCCACCTTGAGTAGGGGGAATGGGGGCCAGGTGAGAGCCAGGACTGGTTTGGAGTAGGCCACCTGGTGCCCCTCAAATTTTTACCCAGTATTTTGTAAAAGTAAGCAAAAAATAAGTTATATTTAGCAAAAGAGGACCATCAATGCAACTGGCACTGGACACAGCCACATGGGATATCTACCTGGATGCAACAGGGAACATTGCCTGCCTGACAGACAGGTCTGCCCTGCTGTCCCAGAGGATACAGGTCAGGCTCCAGACCTTCCAGGGGGAGTGCTTCCTTGACAGGTCTGTGGGGGTCCCCTATTTTTCAGAGATTCTGAAGAAGAGGCCAGACATTGGCAGGGTCAGGTCCCTCCTTGCTGCAGTGATTGCAGGGGTTGAGGGGGTCAAGAAGATTCTTGAACTGGTCCTCACATTCAACCAGGGCACAAGGGAACTGGATGTCAGGTTCAGGGTCCTGGGTGACTCTGGTGAGATTGCAGAGGGAGGTGTATAGTGGCCTATGTAGGTGAGACAGGACTGCAGAGGAAGACCCTGCAGGAGGTGAGGCTTGAGATTGAGCAGGCCCTGAAGAATGTCTTCGGGGTATCTTTTGAGACATCTGTGGATTCCCCCAATGGCCTCCTCATCAGCCAGTTGTCCCTCAGCATCTCCAACATCTGGGAACTTGCCCAGGAGGTGTACATCAGCAGGGACCCTGCACAGGCTTCTGGGGTCACACTGGACTGGATTGCAGCCCTCTCTGGCCTATCCAGGAAGGAGGCCACTGCATGCAGGGTGGGTGCCATGCTCTACACAGAGGAGGCCTCTGCAGACATCCCTGCAGGTTCCCTTGCCATGAGGCAGAGGGGCTCCCTTGAGTTTGCCCTGGATGAGGCTGTCTCCATTGACAGGGAGGCCTGCCAGGAACTGATGATATACGACAATGGCAGTGCCAAGTCCACAGCCTATGTCTTCCACTTCACATTTGGGGATGTGACCCTCAACAATTCCACATCCTCTGCCAACCTGAATGTGCTCCAGACTGCCATCATTGCAGCAGGGGGCACTGCAGTCATGCCCACAGGCACAGTGGACGGTGGCCTGAAGGTCACAGTGGATGGTTCCACTGTTGGAATCACAGGGGCCATGCCAGAGGACTTCATCATCAGGGCAGGCATGCCTGGTGACTTCACGGCAACTTCCACAGGTGTGCAGACATGCGAGGTGGGTGAACTTGACAGCATCCCTGTGGCCGTTACTGGCTGGGATGCAGTCTACAACTATTCTGCTGGAATCCCTGGGACTGCCAGGGAGACTGACACTGAACTGAGGGTCAGGAGGGCTGCTGCAGTCAGGTCCATCCAGGCAAGGGGCACAGATGCCTCAATAGCTGCCCACCTGATTGAGGAGGTGACAGGTGTCACCGCTGCAAGTGTCACCAGCAACAGGACAATGTCCACAGATGCTGATGGCAGGCCTCCCAAGTCATTTGAGGTGCTGGTTGCTGGTGGCAGTGACCAGGACATTGCACAGAACATCTGGGAGAACCAGCCCAGTGGCATCCAGTCCTATGGTAACACCTCGGTGGAGATTACAGATGGGGAGGGTGCTGGACAGGTCATCTCCTTCAGCAGGGCCCAGGCCAGGTACCTGTGGCTCAAGATTACATACCAGAGATATACAGAGGAGCAGGCACCCACAGAGGCTGAAATCAAGGCTGCCCTTGTCAACTGGGCAGCCCAGGAATACCAGCTGGGTGTGGATGTCATTACACAGAGGGTGATGCAGGGCCTCTATGGTGTCCAGGGGATTGGCAATGCCTTTGCCCAGGCTGCAATCACTGACACCCCAGATGGCACCCCAACCTATGGCAGTGCAGTGGATGTCATACCCATTGGCAATGCCCAGTATGCCTCCCTCATAGCTGACAGGATAACCCTTGTGCTGGAGACCTGATGGACAGGATAGAGTCATACAAGGAAGTGGGTGACCAGTACATCCTGGAGCAGTACAAGAACTCCTCCAGGCTGAGGGGTGTCATTGATGCCCTGCTTGCCCAGTGCGATGACCTGGAGGCTGCCTTTTTTGAGATACTTGGGAGCATTGACCTCCAGACTGCCATTGGCCCTGCACTTGACTACCTTGGGGAGATTGTTGGTGTCATCAGGAAGCCTGGGGAGACAGATGAGGCATACAGGACAAGGATATACCAGTACAGGGACTTGCAGGGTGCTCCAACCCATGAGGGTCTCAGGGCAGCCTTGCAGCTGCTTACAGGGCAGCAGCACATCGGACTTCACCCGGACTGGCCTGCCTCGCTCTACTGGGTTCCCCCGCACGCCGAGGAGTACGACCTGGCGCAGTTGATTTCTGAGTCCGTGACCAGCGGCGTTTCGCTGGTGCAGGGTACATACCTGGTCGGGGAACTGAACGAGGAAACGGGCGAGTTTGAAACCGGATTTTTAGTAAACGAAGACAACGGGCAACCACTTGTGGTTGACCAGCGTTACGTGGATACCGAGTACGTTATGGTGGACTATCAAGGGTACGCCATAGTGGACGATGAAGGGGCGGTGGTAATTGGAATGGATTACCTCACGACCCTGGATACAATGGAAACTTAAAAACGGAGGGCAAGAATATGCCGGAAATGTTATTCAAAAGAATTAAGGACTGGGCGACCAGTATAGCAGAATTTAGAACTGGTGATGTGATGCCAGTTGATGGTCCTAGTGGGACTGCGAAAATCACGTTTTCAAATTTGGCTACGTGGATACACAACAAGTGGGCATCGTTCGTCCACGCCTGCACAGCCATCACGTCCTTTGCGAGTGGCGATGAATTTGCTGTTGTAAACGGCACTACAACCAAGAGGATGTCCAAGGACACGCTGCTCACGCTGACCGCACAGAACGCACTCGCAGGGAACGTGGCGGAGGTATTTGTCCCTAATAGCACGAATGCCGTTAAAGATTGGTTGTACATTTATAATGGGGTTCTTTACAAGGCCAAAGAGGATTATACTGGGGTTTGGGACCCCAGTAAGTTTGAAGTGTATAGTGTTGATAAAAAATTGGTAGATTTAAACGAGAAATTTTCTGAAAGGTTCAGTGTTAGTATAAAGGGAACTGGCTCACAGGTTCATCACTACATCTACAGACCTATTAAAAAAGGGACTAAAATTGTTTTTTCTGATGTTGCTTGGAACCCACCCAGTTCAGGCTATCCTATCAGGTTTGATGCATACAGGAAGGATGGGACATCCTATGGTATGGGATTCAATTATGATGCAGTAGGGGCTATGACTTCTGCTGGCATATATGTGCTA